ATGAAAGTATCAATTGTGGTTCCATGCTATAACGAAGAAAAAACAGTTCCTCTTTTTTTTAACGAGGTCGAAAAATTTAAGGGAATACATGAATTTGAATATTTGTTTATTGATGATGGTTCAAGAGATAATACATTACAAGCAATCAAAGCATTAGCTAATGACCATGAATATGTACGCTTTATTTCCTTTTCTCGAAATTTTGGGAAAGAAGCTGCTTTATATGCTGGTTTACAAGCTTCTACTGGCGACCTTGTCTCTGTAATGGATGTTGATCTACAAGATCCACCTGATCTATTACCAGAAATGATTGAAACAATTATGCAATCTGATATTGATTGCGTCGGTACTCGTCGTTCGACTCGTGACGGTGAACCACCGATCCGTAGTTTTTTTGCTAAGAAATTTTATCAGCTAATCAATAAAATCAGTGATACTGAAATGGTTGACGGAGCGAGAGATTTCCGTTTAATGACTCGCCAAATGGTTGATGCTATCTTGGAATTAACTGAATACAACCGCTTTTCGAAAGGCTTGTTCAGTTGGGTTGGTTTTAAAACCAAGTATATTTCCTTTGAAAACCGTGAACGAGTAGCTGGTGAAACCTCTTGGTCTTTTTGGAAATTATTTAATTACTCTATTGATGGAATCGTCAACTTTTCAGATGCACCATTAACAATTGCTTCATTCGTGGGGGCATTATCATGTATTGGTTCAGGTCTTGCTATTTTATTTATTATTTTACGTGCCCTGTTGTATGGTGATCCTACAGCTGGTTGGCCTTCCATGGTCTCGATTTTCTTGTTTATCGGAGGTATCCAATTATTGTGTCTTGGAATAATTGGCAAATACATTGGAAAAATCTTTTTAGAAACCAAACAACGTCCAGTGTATATTATCAGAGAGACTGAAAAAATTAATCCAAAAAACTATCAAAGCGAGAAATAAAAAAACTCAAGTTGTAACGATCTCAATAGTTAGTGATCTAACTGTTGAATTTCCTACAACTTGAGTCTTTTTTTATTTTCATCTATTTATGATGGTCAAAACAATGGTCCCAATCCCCAGCATAGTCAAACTAAATTGTACGAGTTCTGCTTTTTGCGGATTCCAGGTTTTCAACAATTCTTTTACCAGCATTAACACTAAAATTCCTACAACAATATATAAAATATAATAAGTTCTCATTCCTGAAGCCCAGATCGTAGGAGAAAATCCCATAATTATTCTTGAACAAGCGCCCATCATCATTAACAACATAAGAAAAGATGCTGTTTTTTTATTTTCAAAACTTAAGTAAATCCCTAGGAGCAAACAAGCCAATAAACCTAAAACAAGTAAAGTCGCTAGCCATGATCCAGGACGAGTAAGTGACAGATTCGTTCCAGTATCGGTAAATAGCTTTGTTAAGTGATTGCTCTCCCATATTTGTGCACGACTATTGCCACGAATGTGTATAAAACTTTCACCCATCGTATTTCCTAGATAGATAATCAGATTCAAGAAAAAAGGTATAGCAGATAATAAGCGGCCATAATAATTTTTGCACTTGTTATAAGAAAGTAAAAAAACAAATAAGAACAAAATTAAGAACAATACATTTGTATCTAGAAAAAAAGGCTTTCCAAAAGAAGAAATACCCAAATCCAATTTAGTAATAAACCCAAATTGATCATATTGAGGAAACCACTTGCTAATTTCTTGAGATGTCCTGATGGCATTCCCCGGTGTTGTCACCGAAAATAGTAACTCAATAAAACTTATGAGCAATGGGAGAATCAATAAGCGATGATATGCTCTTTTATATAATAAATAGCCAGTTATAATGGCCGTTAAAGTAAAAAAGCACGCATTCACTTGTTCTTGGTTAGCAGCAAATATCAGGAAAGGCAAACTAAACCAATAGATACTAGGAGTGATAGCTCTTCCTTTCAAGCGTTGGAAGAATGGGAAAAAAGCGAATAAGCAAAATGAAACGGACCATTGATAATTCAAAGTTGTCGACTCCCAGCCTGTTTCCCCCATCACGGTAAGTGGGACTAAGCAGTAGACAGATGTAACTAGCAACACGTTCTTACCATCCAATTTTTCAAAAACATACTTACAAATCATCAGGACCGTGCCCAACATGATGATTGAATTGACAAATTTCCACAGCAGAAAATGTTTAGAAAAAAACATCATAAACAGCTCTATGATAATTCTCGAACTCCAAGTTTTATAATGTTCGATCGAAGCTCCTAAATACCCTAGTTGGTCTAATCTATTTGAGTAAACTAAATCGTCTGCTCTAAATGATGGCATATATAGATTGAAAAATAAAAAACCAAGCCAAATAACTAAAAGCAAAAAAAATAATTCTTTATTAATTCTTTTTTTATTCCAGTACATTATTAAACTCCTTTTTATAATTTATCCCAGCAATTATAACACAGAGGCATCTGTTTCCTATATTTTTTTCATCCTTTTATTTTTAAATAATGAACAAACTGGTCACTTTATCAAAAATAAACATAACGATTAACAGGTTTCATTCATTGGTTTTCCAAAGCGTTTGAACAACCATATTCGGCTAAAAAAGTATTCATTACTTGTTAATAAAACTTTACAAGAAAAATAAGTACTCCAAACAAATAACACCGCATAATTTTTGAAACATTCATAAATTCTCCATTCTAAATGATATCGTTCATGAAGAGACAAAAGTTACACTAACTATCGATAGGCATCTGACGGAAATTCGGAATACAAAAAGAGGTTATGAAAACTTTGGGTAGCTCCAATGACAATAAGCTTCTGCTTAAACACTATTGATTCATTTTTTGAGTAAAGTGTGAGTTTAATATCTCACCATAAAAATAATCTTTCGGGGGAGTCAAAAAATATTTCAGGTTAAAAAATACAACAAAAAAGACACGACCTAAATCGTGTCTAACCGTTGGTATAAAGGAAGGTACGGGACTTGAACCCGTGCACCACATTTCTGCGGCTCGCCGGATTTCGAGAATAGGGTTTAAAGCTGATTTTAAGTGTTTTTCGCTTATTATCAGCTTTTTAAATAATTGAAATACATCTTTTAATTACATATATTTCTTTATTGGGGGTACCAAAAGGGGTACTCTTTTTTATATTTTATTCGCAACTTAAATCACTCAAAGTATGTACCCTGTAAGACTCGAAACTACGACCGGACGGTTATGAGCCGTCAGCTCTGACCAACTGAGCTAAGGGTACAGATTGTTGCCACCATGAACAATAAAAAAAGAGATAACATCAGTTTTTGTGGCAACAATCCCATTATCGCATAACTTTGGAGTGTGACTAGCTATGGGTGAAAGTGAAGATACGCGATAACATTATTATTTTATCGAATAATTTTTATAGTTGTCAATACAGTCATCTAAATACTTCATATCAATCATTTATTCAGAAACAAACTATCTTGCAGGATCTATACGAGTTAATTACAGAGCAAAAAAAGCCTCAACCAATGATGATTGGTTGAGGTTTTTTAATGCTATTTTAAAAAAGGTTCAAATCGAAACTTCAAATAATTTATTTCAAAAAACAAAAAAAGCTTTTTTTTGTTTGTAATGTAAAATAAGTTATGGTATATTTTAAAAAAATAAACTTTTTTCTATTTTAAAAGGAGAAAATCTTTATGGAGTATCAAAAATTAAGAATATTATCTTATGAAAGGGGCATAGACATAGATGAAGAATTCAAAAAACGCATTTCCTCCTACACTACTATTTCAACTGATTTAGAAATTATTCCTTTTTTAAACGAACAAAAAGTAGTAGAAAAAAAATTTCAACTTTTCTATTTACCTTTGCAACGAATATCTAACAAAGCTGAAAAAATCAAATATAATTCTGATGATTTACGAAAGCTTAGTGAACGACTACCTGGAGTTGCCGAAACAAAAATTTTCTTATCTACCATGATAAATGAAGTTCAAAGTACTAACGAAACTGAAGGAGTAGAGAGTACTAAATATGAAATCGGTAAAGCAATTATTAATAGAAATGACAAAACAAGTAAAAAAGAAAAGAGACGATTTGAAGGCATTGTGAATATGTACCTAAACTTAAATGAAAAAAAATTTGAGTTTATCAACGAATCAAAAGATTTTAGAAATATTTACGATGCTTTATTTGAAGGTGAAAGCGATATAGGAGATTGGCCTGATGGCAAAATATTTCGACATGACCAAGTGGAGTTAAAAGATAATGATAAAATAATTCATAGAGGTTTAACAACTGAAAGTGATATTCTTACTGCTTGCGAAAAATTAATTGCCTTTATGAATAATAAAAAAATTCCTTATCTAGAGAAATGTTTTATTAGTCACTACTATTTTGAATATATTCATCCCTTTTATGATGGAAACGGACGTATGGGACGCTTCTTAATTTCTTCGTACTTAGCTAGAAAATTAGACCCCTATACCGGTCTATCTGTTTCTAATGCCGTTAATAACAATAAGCCAAAATATTATAAAGCTTTTGAAGAAGTTTCACACCCAAGAAACATGGGAGAAATGACTCATTTCATCGACGACATGATGGATCTAATTATTTCTGGCCAAGAAAAGTCCTTAAGCGATTTGAAAGAAGCCGATATAAAAATGAAATTTGTCAGTCATTATCTTAAGGAAATGACTGATGCAAATGATGAACAAAAGAAAGTATTATTTGTTTTAATACAAGATTACTTATTTAGCATGTTTGGATCAATGGATGACGAAGAAGTTAGTATAGCTGTAAACTTGTCCCGTTATAAGTTAAATATTATACTGCACCAACTTGTGGAATTGGGATTAATTGAAAAAATAAAAAAATCTCCTTCCAAACATAAGATATCAGCAAAAATCATTGAAGATATTTCCTAAATTGATATGTACAGCCCCTCAACGAGGGGCTATTTTTTAGTATGATAGTACTTGGCCCGGATAAATCAAATTAGGATTGGATAATCCATTGCGCTGTGCCAACGCTTGATACGTTGTACCTAACCTAGATGCGATTGATGATAAATTATCGCCTGATCGAACAGTGTATGTTCTAGTAGTACTTACTTTTTCGTTTACTTTTAGAACTTGTCCAGCATAAATCATGTTAGGATTGCTCAATCCATTTAGTGATGCTAAAGCTTGATATGTGGTGCTATATCTTGTAGCGATTGAAGATAAAGTTTCGCCGTATTGAACAACATGGGTTTGAGCAACTGATGGTTGTTCTGCAACTGTCGTAGAATCTGGTAAAAGTTCTACATTAGCTTTATCGATCCAAGAAAGAATATCTGCAAGCAAGATTTTATTACCATCAACTTGTTGAACCTTGTAACTTTCACCTTTTACCCATTGTGGGATAGTTTCGCCAGTCGCCCATTGATTAGCTGAGAAATTCACTTTAACAGTGTCGCCAGTTTTGATCTCTGATTTTGGTTTTTCACTTGTTTCTTCGCCCGCATTAATTGCTGGAGTATCTGTTTCCGGTTTGTCAGAACCTGTATAACCATTATCAGTGATCCCTGTTAAATCGACATTTCCATCCAATCCTCCTGCAATATAAGTAGATGTAAACTGCCAAATGGCAATCCCATCCATACTTGGAAAATAGTTATACAACGGTTCTGGAGTTACATTGTAACTAGGATACCCGGCAATCCATAAAGAGTTAGGAAATTCTTTGATGATTCGTTGATAATCAACGTATTGCAACGTAAAAGGCTTATAGCTGTAATACATTGGTGTGTACCCAGCTTCTTTGATTCTACGCATTCCATAAAGAATTGTATCAGTATTGGCTTTCTTGTCATTAATCGCTCCATGTTCAAAATCTAAAGCTACAATCGAACCTTTCGGTGTTTGAATCTTAGGCAAGAAATAATCCATTGTCTGTTTAGCAATATCCATGTTTCCATAGGTGTCATACCAGATATAGGTATGCGCTCGTTTGCCTTGAGCAATAGCACTTGCTACTTGTGTTTTGTACGTGGACTGCTCGTAAATGCCATTAGCGTTATACCCGCCAATTTGAGCAATAGCAAATTTATCATGAGCATAACCAAAACGCCCTTGATCCCCTTGATAAATCGCCCAATCCACACCCTGATCGCCTTTGGCGGCAAAAACATTTATAGGCAATAAAAAAAGAGCTACGAGAGCTCCTGCTAAAATTTTCTTTTTCATTCGTTTACTCCTTATCTTTTAAGTTGTAAGCTGATACTCCTGTAATTACTCCTAAAAATATTGCTATGGCATTGATAGTTAATACTGTCATATCAGTTTCATTCCATCTATATGCTTTGCCTAATGTGGCTACTAATGCAGATAAAGCTGGCAGTACTATAAGTACTGTCCATTTAATAATTTGATAATATTTATCGGGTAAAATCATTACTTCTCGCCTCCTTTCATTTCCTGAATATCATGTTCTGCTTCATTCATCCGTCCTTCTAATAGAAAAGTACGTTCAACAATATGATTATGCTTTTCAACTTTTTTCTCCAATTGTTCAATTCGATAAATGGTTAGTTTGTTTGAAAAAACAATACCTGCAAACGTGCCAACTAAAGTTCCTGCAATACTTAAAGCAGAAATAATCGCATCAATACTCATACTTCACCAACTTTCCAACAAAAAAAGCACACTCCATGGAGTATGCTTTAACTTTCTTTAGTAATAATTTTATCTGCTTCTTCCTCTGTAATGCACAACGGAACAAATTGTCGAACTTGATCTGCAGTAAAGCAATTCCAGTCATACATCATTTTGATATCTTCATAGGAATACATATTATTTTCCTCCTTCATTTTCTGATAATTGAAGTTGACTTTTTAATGAATCGATTTCTTTACTATTTTGAATAGTTGTAAGCATTGTTTTTGAATTGATTTGTGCTAATGATTCAGCTTTTTTTGCTAGTTCTTCATTTGATTGTTTCAAGTTTTTGTTATCATTTTGTAAGCCTATAGATAGTTCTTCTAAAAGATTCAGTTTTTTAGAAACATCTTGGGTCACAACTTCTTCCCATTTCCGTTCACTCGGATTCCAAAACTGACGATCTAACGGAATATCTGGTAATGGTGGTACCAAGGTATACGGCACTCCTTCTGGAAAATCATCTGGCATGTTTTCCCATACCTTGCAACCTACCGGATAAATATATTCATACATTGTTTTCATCATTCATTCCCCCTATTAATTTGGCCACGCATCATTTGTAAAATAGCTGACGGTTCCAGAACACTCTTGATTTTCTGGTAAATTTGTAGTAGAAACCATCACAGCAATTCCCGAAGCATTCGCATAAACAGATAATGCAGGATTTCGATTGGTTTTATTCGCCAAAGTTCCACCCCAATCCTTTAGCGAAGTTGGAGTATATCCTTTTGGAAAAGCCATTAAGTTTTTCCATCCAGCAAAATTTGCTGATTTATTTGTAATCGCAAAATTAGCCACTACACTTCGTCCACATCGTTCAAATCTGACTGAACTTTCATTGGTAAAATCTGTTGTATTCGTTGTTTTTACTGTTTTTGAAACAAAACGATCTAAAGCTACTGGTGTATCATTCACTGTTGGTGTTTGTAAAAAGTTTTTAAAACCATCAACTGACTGATTACCAGATGTTTGTACTAATGCTTCAGCTCCATCAATTGCTCTAAAATGAGTTTTTAAATATTTAGGAACACCATTTTCTTTTAATTGCACAATATCAGACATTAAACTTCGCCTACTTTCTCAAATGTAATTTTTGCTACTCCATCTAATTTTGCTTTATCTTCTTTGGACATCAACCCATTAGCGTTCGTCGTAGCTACAGATGTCGTTGTTGCATTAACTCCAGGATCTCCCTTTTCTCCTTTTGGTAATACAAAATTGAATCTAGCCACAGATGAGGTTCCTACATTTGTAACAGAAGCAGTAGATCCACTAGTAACTGTACCTACAGCAATAGTTGCGGACTGTCCGGGATCCCCTTTATCGCCTTTAATTGTTGTGGGTTTGCCTTCTACAGCATTCCAATGAGTTTGAGGGTAAACCTGAACATTATTCTGTTTTACTTTTACAATATCTGTCATTAGTTTATACCTCCCCTATTTTGTCAAAAGTAAAGTTTAAGCTTTTTTCATTTAATTCTTGGAGCTGTTTATTTATATATTCAATAGTCATGTTCCAAATATATTTATTTGGATCTTGAAAGTCTTCCAGTCCTATCCCTACATATTTATATTCTGTCGTTAAGCCAGCTCCCTCATCTTTTGTTAGATAATAAGGTGATTCAAATAAATTAGGCTGATATGGCGTAGCTATTGAAGCTTCTTCTAACTTGATATATTCTATGTTGATTGATCCATCTACTATTTGGGAATTACTATCTAAACGTAGATAAGTACGCTCTACTTGTTTCATTTCTACCACGCTACCAGTAACAGAAATAATTTTTGTTTCTCCCGCTAACATAGCAGATAAGTTCGTTCCCAGTAGAATATTGCCCCCGGGAAATTTTCTATAAGTTAGTCGAATTTTTGATAAGTCTCCTACAAAATCCTCATTCACTGTTACCTTAGCAGAAAGCGTATAGGTTGTTTTGGGTTTAATTTGCACAACATTACCTGTTTCAGCACCAAAACCAGAATTTCTGAATGTCAATTTTACACCTCTATTTTCGTTGACAATTGTTACATTATCTTTTGTTGTAAAATAATCACTAGTTATAGTACTTAATAGATTTGGGTTTCCACTATAATCATAGTCTCCAAAGTCGATGCTGTTTGAATAAACTTTCTTAATTTGAGAACAAGAAGTTATTTCATTATCGTTTGTTGTACTAATAGTGCCATCTTCTGTAATCGAAATATTGGCTCCTGCTTTCAAAATTTTCAAAGACTCTAGCTTCTGTTTCAACTCTTTAGTAAAATTAAAATCTGTTTGCTTAGTTGCAGACAGAATACCTTCTTCAGTGACTTCTAAAAGTTCACCAACTTTTATACCTCCTAATTTTTCAGCAGTAGCAATTGGTAAAAGATATGTTCCACTTTCACCATTTACAATCTTTTGAAACATTTCGGCAGTTAAAATACCATCAGTATCTTCGCTTGCGTAAGGTAGTTTGGTAATCGCATTTTCTAATCCTAAATCAGCCTTCGTTAGAATGACTGCTCCAGATTTACCGTTAACCGAAAGAACTTTTGACTGTCCCGAGGTAATGTTTTCTAATCCTAAGACTGCAGAAACATGAGTAATTGGCATAAATTGACGTTGAACTCCTGTGTCGTCTGTTTCCATCATACGTTTAACCTTCACCAATTGATTCACCTTCTTCCTGAACAACAACTGATTTTCTTGTTAATTCTATAGTCATATTGTCATACAGTACGACTTGTACTTGATCACCTAATTGAATTGTTTTTCCAGTGTAGTATTTAAATGTGCCATTTTTTAATTCATTGGAAGGGACGATATCTTTTTTCTTACCATTTATTTCAATACCAATTTTTGTTGCATCAAATACTTTACATGTACCAGTAATCCAATCTGTTTTTCCAGCAATATATGGATTAATAGTCAAAATCTTATCTATTACTACTTCCTCCAGAGTAAATACACGCTGTTCTTTATCATCAATTGTGGCTACAATTAACGCTCCTTCGGATATATTATTTTCAATACTTTCTACTTTTTCTATCTCATGATTCCTAGAAAATAAATCATCTTGTAGAATATCCACTACTTCAATTTCAGCATACTCGATAGTAAATAAGCTTGTTCGTAGTTTTTGATACAAATAATTCATATCGGCAAGCAAACGTTCTGAAATTGAATTGTGTCGTTTTCCTTGAATATCTACTCTCGCATCCATTAATTCCGCAAGCATTGTTCCACCAGGATCAATCGTCTTTAAAATATCCTTGATTGATTCAAACCATGCCAAATAGTCTGATTCTTGTCCTTCTCTCCAATCTTGGAAACTGTGTTCCTGTTCTTGTCTCCAACGTTCAAATTCTTCTTTCCTTTCATTCATCCAGTCCGTAAAATCGCCTTTATTTTCATTAATAAAGTCCGTCATATCCGCAATTAAATCTTCGATTGATTGCCAATAAGAACCCATTTCTCCTTCTGTTTTTGAAACAGCATTAATGACAAAATAAGAGAAGTCTTGAGTTGTTCCAATCAAGTCTTCTCCTTTAAATATAATGAAATTGGCTGTTTGTCGATGTAAACACTGCATGGAATATTTATCAAAAATATAGTTAATTTTCCCTTTTTTAGCATCCACAATTTTTGTTTCTAATTGGACTGGATATTTCCCACCTACAACTGATTCAAAATATACCTTACATTCTGATAAATCGTAGGGAAGACCATTTTCAACTATAGTCGCTTCCATAACCTCTGTATTCTTATTGCCTTGTCGAACTTGAATCATCCCCACATAATTATATGGTTCTATTGTACTTAAAACGACATTCCATTTACTCATAGAATCACCACCTTAAAATTGGATATAATTTCTTGGATTCTCAAAATCAACAACTGGCTGTGGCCAATAATTTTTCATAATTTGAAAATGTAGATGTTCTCCTGTAGATGGACCAGTTGTTCCCATCAAGCCAATTTGAGCGCCTTTCTGGACTTTTTGTCCAACAGAAACATCAATACGAGACAAATGAGCATAACCTGTCCACTTCCCATTATTATGTTTAATAACCACGTAATTACCATACCAGTCATAATAATTAGCACCAGCCTGAACAACTTCCCCATCTAATGCTGCAAAAATAGGTGTATTAGGATTTCCATTTACAAGATCAATTCCATTATGAAATTCTTGACCGCCATTTATTGGACTTGTTCTCCATCCACATTCTGAAGTAACTGTCACTGGTTTTTGAATTGGACAAATGAAATTCCCTCCAGGTTCTGGACTAGTTAATCCATGTAATTTGTTATACCAAGATTGGGCATAATTTTGGCGTTCTGGATGTGCAGAAGCTGGGCGTTCGAAGTTCATTTCAAAAGCATACGCTGCACTTTTGGCATCATTGATCGATTTAAATCCTGATACTGTGGTTGGATTTACTTTTCCGAGCCATTGACCGTTAAACATACACCAATCTAATAATTTTACTTGGGCTTCAATACTTCGATAATCTTCTTGAATCCCTGCGGTGTTCATCAAACGCTGAACATACTCTCGTCCGTTCCAAGTTGGTGATCCGACTAACGGATAAGCAGAACCATCCCATTGAACAATCCCATAAGCTGGACCACCAAGTTGTTCTGTATCAGGGTTCATACTTGCTCCAACCTCCCCCTGAATATTTCCTAGAATACCTGCAGCTGCATATTCAGAATAGCCACGAGCTTTCAGCATTGTCCAAATTTTCCATGCTCTTTTTTCAGCTTCCGTCGTCAATTGAGGAGGGATGGTTCCAGGATCACTTCCTCCACTGTTGTTCCCTGTGATTTCTTTTCCGTTGACTGTGAGTTTGCCTTGTACATCTAAGTCTCCAAAATATATTGCTTTACCATTTCCTAATAAAACTAATCCTTTACCGACTTTAGGAGAAATCAAAATATATTTGCCATCTCCATTTGTACGAATAACTAAAGAATTATCTTCAATAGGTGTCGGAGTAGAAGCTCCAGGAAAAGGATTACCAGCAGAATCAGTTGTTCCAATCGTTCCAATTGATTCTTTAGAATTCCAGAATTCCATACCTTTTTTGGTTAGTTCCATAATTTTTTTGTTCTCATTCCAGATTTGCAGTGTACCTTTAACAAGTTTCAGAACATCACCGTAAGCATTAAAGGAAGTTTCAAATACTTCTGCGTTGATTGTACCGACTTTAATAAAATCAGCAACAATCTCTCCTTTAGAAGTTATTGCAATACCGAATGGGCCATTTACGCCATTATCTGAATAACCTAAACCATTCAAATTCCATCGCCAAACACGCTTTGCGCTAGCCACATTATCAGTATCCATAATAAGTATCTCGGATGGTGCTTTCTCTGGACGAAAAACGACATGTCCACCAGAATTCCCAGTGATCCATGCCGTTGCATTTAGTACATTCTGTACTAATGTTTCTGTCCTATTATCAATTTTCTTTTTGAGTTCTTGAGTTTGCGAATTAACTGTCGATGTGTAAAGAGATAGATCATTGCCTAAAACGAGGTCTTTATACTTTCCTAACGTTGGAAAATAGGTATATTCAACGACCCTTTCTTTTATTTCGATATCTAGCTCTTTCGCTCTCACGTGAGCGACATCACCAAAGCTTAGAGTTGAAAGCTTTCGATACATTTCACCGTATTCGAGCGTATGCTCAAGCGAAACCATGCTTACCTGATGAGTGGCTTTTGGTTCGTGGATTCTGTCGTTATCAAATAGTGTTTTCCCCCACTTAATAAGCTCATCGATAGTTTTACAATCGACATTTTCTCTTTTACCGATTCTGCGGTTTTCATCTGTTACGCCTGCCACCTCTAAATAGCCATACGAAATTGGTTCTTTGTCCTGGTCATAGTCATTATCAGGAACATCACCAACTAGAAACAGACTATTTACAATAGATTCCTCGTCTATTTCCTCTTCGATTGATTCTAAATTGACACCAAAATCAATGTGAAAACCGTTATCTGCACCGATCTGCTTCACTAGATTTAAATTGTAATTATCCATGTCCAATTCTGCACTAGCAACACCAGTCAAATTTTGATTTCCGTTGTTCGAACCAATAATCGCTTCAACTGGTGCGACTTGCTTCGCAGTGAATTGATGAGTGGTTCCGACATTTGACAGGTAATTGAATTTTTGTTTGAACGCCAAATTATTTTTTAAGCTATTCATAATTTGCGTGCCATTCCCATTGCTAGTAAATGATTCCACGATGAAATTTTTGTTGGCCATAAATCCAATATGACGAGCCGTAACAGATACCGAAGTCAAATTCTTTTTGATATTGTAAATTTCGAAATATTGCCATGAACCATCAGGAACTTTTGCTTTTAAAAAATTTCCTTTTTTCAAATAGGATCGATATTGACCATTCCTAGAGTAATTTCCATAAAAACGATACTGACCGTTTAACACTCGATTAATTTCTGGCAAGTCTTCCCAATCAACCAGAGAAAATCCATTCACAGATAAATCATCTGGCATTTTGTCATAAGCATAAATAAATTCTTGTGTCACAGATACACACTCCTATTCCAAAATCGAATTTGATTGAACTTGCCAGATAATTCGATGGTGTTTTTTCCTGGTGTCAAAATCGGCCAATCGCCTTTTGTAAACAGCGATAAACCTTCCTGAACAACTTTACCCAGTTCAGTATCAACCGCCACAGTTCCAGTTACAGTGTTTAAAACAGTTAACGTTCGATCGCCGATTTTTATTGAAATGTCCCCACCTTTTGAATCAATTTCAAGATATGGTTGGGCTTTTTCGTCTCCGTGATCATAAATTTCAACTTTAGACACGTTGAAGTTTTTAGGTGTTTCGCCAACTTTTCTTTTGAAAGGCTGGCACCGAAAAGTAACATCAAAAGTATAAAAATAGCCCCACTCATTTTCGAATGGAACTTCTTTACTCATACTACAAATAGCGTCTAAATATTTATCTGGATCATTGTGAGTGATTAATTGACTTTTCCCTGTCAGCCAACGTTTAACTTCTCTCAGCCGTGAATGCGGAATGGTGATCCTTCGATTTCAAGGTTGAACGGTTCATAATCATCGAATGTTTCAGTTAGTTCGCCGTTTCTGCCTTGTACCGTATACGTTTCATAGCGTTTGTTTGGCATTATTTCAGGCAACTCGCTTTCAATAATGCAATTCATATCAAGCGTAGCATTCAAATTTTTCCAAATGAAATTGGGTTCATCAGGATTCATGAAAATTCGACTCATTCAGGAACACCTCCTAAATCATAAACAGCTTGACGACTTGCTTTGGCAAATTTACGATTCATTCGATCCAATTCTGACGGATTGTTTGCATCAACTTTGCCAATATGGATATGTTGCTCGATATTACCACCAGAAACTTTTCCACCGATACCTCTGCGTTTTTCTTCGTCAGATAATGGAGTCACAGTAGTTTTTCCATTTTTAGCAGTTAATAACTCTGGTCCAGCTTCACCAACAATCGCTTGTCCATTGATTAAATGACCACCTTGAGCTAAATATGGGAGCTTGGATATAGAAAATGATTTACCACCAATACCAGGAACCCATTTTGGTATTTTGATATTATTCAATCCACCAATAAAACCATTAATCAAACCAATCATGGCATTAATAGGAGCTTTTCCCACAGCAACAATACCATCGAAAATACCGCCAAAAATATCAACCAAACCTTGCCACGCTCTTGACCAATCACCTGTAAATATACCAGTAATAAAGTCAATAAATCCTGTCAGTATCCTCTTTCCTGCATTATAAAAATTCATGAAATTAACTACTATTCCTTCGAAAACACCAGAAATATAGCCACCTATAAATTTAAAAACTTCTACGGCGACATCTGAAATGCCTTTGAAAAATGCATTAACTCCATCATGAAACCATTTCACTTTGTTATATGCCAATACAAATCCAGCAATCAATAAAGCTATTCCTGCGATTACTAAAACAAACGGATTCGTTGCAAGAAAACCAGATAAAGTCTGCCAAATCCCTATAAAAGATTTAACTCCACTAACAATTTTAGTAATTGAACCCATAAGTGTTCCTAAAATCACTAATAGTGGACCAATTGCTGCTACTACTAAAGCTATTGTTACTAACATATTTTTTTGCCCTTGATCAAGTGAATCAAGCCAAATTTTAAATCGTTGCAATGCATTTATTGCCAATTCAAAAAAAGGCAACAAAGCTATTTGTACACTTTCTCCCACAGATGCCATTGCTAATTTTGCGTTATTCATGGCCATATTTGCCTTATCAATAGGATCAAGTGTAGCTTCATAAGTAGAACCAACTACTCCGCCACTTTCTGAGGCGACTTTTGCTAAATCTTCTAGATTAAGAGTCCCCCTTTTAATTGCATCAGCCATTCGAGGACCGCCTTTGTTACCAAAAATTTCGGCGGCTGCATTAATTGCTTCAGTTTCTGAGCTTGCATTTTTAATTTTATCTTGCAATTCTCCAAGTCCTTGTGACAAAGTTTTTCCATCTTTAGCATAGGTAACTGTCGCTTTAGATAGACTACTCAAAGCTGCGCTAGAATCAACACCAGCTTGCTCGAATTGCCCCATCAACGTAACACCTTCTCCAAAACTCAATCCTAATTGTTTGATTTGAGGGGCTCCATCAATCGCCTTTTGCATTAAATCATCTACAGATTGCCCTGTATTTTGAGCTGTCTTTGTTGTTACATCTAATACAGAATTTAAATCATCATAAGACATGTCATAAGCCTCAATTGCTTGGCGAGCAAAAATAGCCGATTGTGAAACATCTGTATCATTGATTTCAGCGTACTGTAGAAGATAATTAGTTGAATCTTCCAGTTTTTTGTCCATGAATCCAAATTGCGTATTTACTTCACCAATGGCTTCTCCTACCGTTTGTAAAGGCAAGTGAGTATTTGAACCAACATTTTCGAAGGATTGCGATAGTCTATCAGCTTGATCACCTGTTGCTCCGGTTTTAGTAATAATAGTATCAAGAGCTTCATCTACTTCACTAAAAGCTGCTAGTCCTGCAGCACCTGCAGCAACAATTGGTGCAGTTACGCCAATAGACATTTTTTCACCGACACCTTTAACTTTTTCGCCAGCTTCTTCAATTTTTTGAAGTTTTTTTGCAGTATCAACAGAAACATTACCCTGTTCTTTTAATGCATCATTAGTTTGCTCTAATGCAGAACGCAGTTTATTTTCTCCTGTTTCAGATTCCAAAAGTCTTTTATAGAGTTTTTGAGATTGGTCTGAATATTCACCAGTTTCTTTAACTGATTTTTCATACTCTTCCCTTAACATCTGGGTTCGCTTTTCTGCTAAAGAAAGTTGTTTTTCTAATTTTTTCTTAGTAGCTGTTAATTTCTCTGTTTGAGTTGCATTCTTATCCATGGCAGACACTTGGTTTTTGTACTCGGTAGCTGCTAAGTTCATTTCTTTATTGATTTCTTTAATTGTTTTTGAATAGCTAACTTCGCCATTCGTTTTAAAATTTAAAACAACATCTGATTCTTTCCCTGACATTTTAGCGCTCCTTTCCTACCACCAAGGACTCTTATCCATAGTTATAGACTGAGGTGGCTCAAACTCAGTATTTTGCTGTAACCACTGTAGGTATGATTTCAGCCACAAGTTAGGCGTAGATTTCAAAAAGAAACTCTCACTCCAATTTAATAGAGTGAGAGCAACATAAATATAAAAACTCCAAGGAGTTCCTATTTCTTCCGATTCTTTTTGTTTTTCTTTCTTTTTGCTTGCGCTTTTTGAAAGTCTCGTGGCTTCTTGGATTTTTTTAGGTCTTCTACCTGAAATGTCTGACTAGCAAAAATTTCCATACAGGTACTATAAGCAGACAACACCTCTCCACTCATTCCTAAGAATTTAAAAATAGTTTCTGGATTTTCATCTAAACCACCAGTGCGCAACATTGCATAAATCAAGGCACGCATGATTTTTAAGTCACTAGGCGATAAGTTAGCAGAAGAAATTTTTCCTTCTTTTTTGTATAGCATGGCATTCATATCAGATTCGAATTGCGAATAATCTCCACCATATACATCTGCTATAAATTCCATTGTTTGCATAGTAAATGAGATAGGGAATTCTACACCTTGAATAGTGACAGTAGCAGAATTTTTTAAGTCTTCAACGTGAATTCCATAATCAGATAACCGAGCCATTAACCTGCACCTCCAACTTTAGCCAATGTTTTCCACTGTTCTTCATCGTATACAGGTTGAGCAATGAATTTATTAAATAATTCGAGAGAAGCTCCGTCTCTATTTGAATCAAAGCTTGAATACATTACGTTGTTATACTTCAATCCAGATGAAATGAAGTTCGCAGTTACATCATCAATTTTCATTTCATCATCAGCAGTAGCATATTCTTCATCAATAACATTGGACAACTGTGTTTTGGGATACCAAACAGCTTTCTTTCCACCGTTTTCAACATTTCCAATAAAACCAAATGCAAAATAAGGAAATTCACGAGCAGTATTTTTGCCAAAGGTTACACCACTTTCAGCAATCAAGCCTTTCAATTCGTCCATAACAGCAATTGGAATTCCTACATGATCCAGAGCTAACTCATGTTTTGTTTCTCGACTTACACGCCGAAACATTTTACTAGATGCCCATTTTTCAAGAGCTGTTCCATTTCCCTTTATTCCTAATTTTGTAGCAATTGGTAAACGAACAATCTCGCTATAAGTTGGTGCTTCTCCAACAGTATCAGGAGTAGCCATCATACCAATCAATATATCGTCTAATCCTTCAAAATAGAAAGTATCTTGCTTTCCCATTTAGATCATCCTTCCCACATTTTAATAATTTTCTTTGTCATAATTTCTTCAATTGTTTCTTTGTTTTGTTCATATGTTCCACTCGCAAAATGTTGGGCTCGTTGCTTTGTTGTCCCATTTTCAGCAAATCGCCAATAAAAAGCTGTGTCTTCAAATTGAACTTTTACTCGTTCATTTTCTACTACAACTCTTACATGATCTTTCATATGCTTTTTCTTTAATAATGACTTAGGTATTTTAGGCAATAGTTGCTTCAGGTAAAAATTAGCAGCTTCTTCTAAAGATTCTATTGATATTTTTTTCGGATCTACCTTTGAAAGATTTCCTAAATAATCTGCCATGTCAGCAAATCCGTTCGTATTATTTGCCATTTTCCACACATCTCACATACGTGTAATAGTTAGTCACTGTCTCATCATTTTCGTCACCTTGTATACCCACGAAATCGACATAAGGGATACCTACTTTTTCCAAAGCTTGCTCAATGACTACTAAGTCCTGCTCTGTTCCTAACGTAAAGAAAGAAATTTGATAGAATGGCATCTTTTTATATACTTTTCCGGAAGCCATTTTCTTATTAATACTCACATTTGAATACACGATATATGGATACACTGTTCCTAAAGTAGCCTTATCTCTAAACACCGGTAACTTAGTTGATTTCAATGCTTTTATTAATTCATTGAAGTTATTCGACATAAGCTAAACTCAACTCCATTTCTCTTGTATCGGGATTTGTATAAATCCGAGTAATGTTATACGTCACAGAATCAATTTTGAGGGCATTTAGCTTCTCTGTGATAGATTTATCCCATCGAACTTTAATTCGCCTGACAACGTCTGTCTTGGCTTGCTGTGATAAATATTTTTCTTGAGAAGTCACACCAAGTTCTTCATAGAAAATTGGGCGCTTGAATTCATAAACCGTAGTTGGACGATCGTTCTCATCTGTTCCTGTTTTGATTTCTAGCAATTCAGCTTTCCATCGCAGATTATTAGTCTGTCGTTTCGGCATTTTGAATCACTCCTTGCACAATAAATGGCGTCATAGCATTCATAGCTTTGTCGAGTTCATCCTCTGAAACTCTATATTCATAGGCAATGCCGGCAACCATCAAAATAAGATATTCTTGTTGGCCACCAGTTGCTGTTTTGACATAATCTTTTGCCATATCTAAATAAAAAGAGAGCAAAGAATCATCCATGCCCTCTTCAAAATGAATATGTGATTTGAATTTTTCCTCTAAAGATAATTCTTTAGTTTGCTCTTCCATCTTAATCACCAACTGGTTTTGTAATTTCATAACGATATACTGCAGGTTCAAACGGGGAATAAACCAATTGTCCATCTAATAAATTGTAAATTTGGAATCCAATTTGATTTTTACCAGAGAATTTTTCAACAAGTTTTTGAATCTCCAAGGCACCAATAACTTCTTGAATTTTGAATGCAGAAAAATCGCCAAAATATAAAACTGGCGTATCTGGTTCACCTTTTTTATCTGCTGCATCTGTCCAATCTACAGGATAGCCAACTAATTGGTAACCAATTCCACCTTCTGCTTGTGTGAATGGTCGCAACAACGGAAACCCATCATCTGTTTTCATTTTTTCAATAGCAGTCAAAGCAGCTCGATTAATAATAAAACGACCTTTTTTCATTACTTCTGTCACTGGTGTATTTTTAAATTCAATTAATGCATCATACAATTTTTGTCCAGCAGCTGCGGCAGTTAAATCTAAAGGTTTCTCAAATGCTACAGCTTTTTTTGCTAATGCACCAGGATTTTCATTTCCAGCGTCATCTCCATTGAACATATAATTGATTTCCTTACGCACATAAGCTTTTTTCAATTCTTCGACAACAATATCTTCAACTGGAACACCAGACATTTTTAGTAATTTCTTAGTTACTGTTGCCAAAGCATCAAATTCGGCAGGATCAAGCAAAATTTCATCAAACTGAATAGCTGTTTCAGTAATATCAGTTGAACGTTCTTTCTTGTTAACATTCGCATCTGCTTTTTTCACAAGAATTGGATATTTTACATCACCTGCTGTACGTACCACTGTTCCGTATTTACGCAATAAGTTTTCTTCCTGTGCATATGTGATTACTTCAGAAGCGATTACTTCTGGAACAGTAACTGAACCATTGCCAGTTTCAATTCCTAAAGCTCTAGCTTCTGCTTCAGAAATATTTCCAATAACAAAATTAGCAAATGCTTTTCGTAATTGTTGATCTTTTTGTGTCTTGGTCATCTTACTTCTTGCCTCCAATCCTGATTTAATGGAATCTAGCAATCCATCACGTTGTTCTTGCGAAATCATGCCTGAACGATTTTCAGGATTATCTTCTCCCTCTCCGCCTTCATCAGCACCATCTCCACTAGATTCATCGCCAGAACGATTGTCAGTATCATCAGTGCCATTTCCTACACCACCATCTTTTCCATCTCCTGCATCGCCAGGATCACCATCATCTACCACCGCATCTTTGATTCCATTTAATTCTTCAATGACTGCATCAATTTCTTGTTGCACGCCTTCGATGTCTGCTTCACGCAATTCACCAGATTCGATTTTTCCACGTAACTCTTCTAATCTTTGCTCTTGACGTGCTTTCAATTTCTTTAATAATTCTTTATTCATAATGATTTCCTCCTAAGCTTCTAGCGCTTGATTGATTTTTTTAATTAAATTTTTTCTTTTTTCGACTATTTTTTCTAAGTCTTCCTTGCTTCTTAAAGCTGCTTCGGTATCTTCATACGCTGGTAACGGCACGATAGAAACTTCATACAATTCCACTTCATGAATTGTTCTAAGCATTGGTGTTGAGTTGTAATCCCATGTTTCTTCAGTTGGTATGAATCCAAAACTGCATTGATTGATATCGCCACGTTCCATCGATTTGATTAAATCCCTAGCAATTGTTGTATCTGGAAGATCAACTTCAAATTTCAATCCACGTTCATCTTCTGATAAACGTAGCGTGCCGCTTTTTGTACGTCCTAAAACATTGGACCAATCATGATTGAAAAGACATCGAACATCGGAACTGCTAACAGCTCTTGAAAAAGCACCAGGAGCTATCACTTCGTCTAAGTCTTCCCATAATCTTGTTGGACTATTAAAAACTGCTGCATAACCACTAATCGTTCTTGTTTGTGTTTCTTCGTTAGAACGTGTTGAGAGATCGGTGATGTCAATCGTTCGAATTTCCTTTTTCTTCATTTCCATCACCTCCCTTCAAATTCTGATTATTCGTAGGCAAAGAATCATCCGTTGCATTTTTCTGGCCAATCCTAGATAAGTCATTTGAAATATAGATAGCTTGTGTTTCTGGAGTGTTCTGTTTAGGAAAACCAAGCATTTCTGCCACATTATCCGGACTTGTAATTCCAGTACGAACGATGTTGTATCCAATATTTGTTTTTGTTGAGTAAGTAACGAAATCCAAAATATTGATTTTCCATTCCACTCGATAGCCAGAATTAGGCATAAAAAAAAGAGCCGTGTAATGCTCGCTCTTGTTCTTCAATATTGGTTTGATTGCTTTATTGTGCAGATACATCATCGCTTTTTCGATGTCTGTCTTCATTAATGATTGATAGGTATCAACATTTATACCTAAGAATTTCCCCAAATCCTTTTTGTACACGCCTAGATAGTTCAAGATCGCATCGTCATCTACTGGACTTTTAAGTGTATCGATTGAGTAACCTTTACCAAGAGGAATCATTTTGACTGAATGATTCCTGTCATCCTGTGTTCCTTCTAACTGATCAAGTATTGCTTTAACAATTTTCGTTTGGGCACTGTTATTCGGATTGATATGCGCATCCAGTTTAAGCATAAAAGCGAGTAAACCGCCTTTAGTATATTTATCCGTCAAAACCTTTTCTGCGCTTAGAACGCCTTCTAGTGTGCTTCTTGCTAAATCGATTATTCCTGCACCTTTTAAAGAATCTGTGCCGATATTCTTAATGTGACGAATCATCTGACTTGGTATTTTTTGGCCATTCATTTCAAACTCTTCTTGTAGACGCTCATTTATTTTAGTTGTCACACCGTATGCTAAATGAAGTTGATCTCGATCAGTCAATGGGAAGGTTTCTCCATTAATTAGTAGCGTGTTCGTCTCAAGTTTCGAAAATTCAAAACCTGTTAAATAATCATTTGGGCTTTGCAATATTTTAAGCAAGAAATGATTTTTTACTTCGTTACCATCTGGACCAATAACAATCGGTGTGGCCAACGCTACCTGATTAGATATGTCTTGAACTAATTCATAAACATCAGAAGATTCCATAATTGAATTGTCTGTGACATATCTTTGAGTGTAGCGAGTGGTTTGACCAAATATATCTTCAATGTAGCCCCGTTTTTCCATGAATGAATATACTGCGTTTGAAATTCTATCTCGAATTTTCATCTTTTCTCACCGCCTTTCTAATTATCTATAAATACTATCGAGATACTCATCCAATTCGTTCGAATCAATATCTGTCATCTGATTCATCGTTTCTTTATGACCACACAAAAACGCCACGAAACCGTCAATCTTTTTCTTCGACTGGCGTTTACTTGGCGCTTTTTGTCCATTGATGTTAGTAATTGCTACAACGTTCAAAGTGCAATATAGGAATAAGGGATTATCAAATTGTATCCGTTTCTCATAAAATAATCTTTCAACATCATCAAATGGCGAATTCAATACTCTAGGAAATTGAGGTACTTCAACACATTCCAATCCTAAATTCTCTAATTTCTCAACAAACTTATCGCTCATTGCTGGATCATAATTTACTTGCTGAATATCGTATAAATTCATGCAATCTTCGATATACTGCAATATTTGATCTTGATCAATCATTTTGCCATCGCAAAACTCAACAAATCCTTTGTCAGCCAAATCACTATAAGGAACATTATCTTCTTTTTCTCGAAACTCTAAATTTTCATTCGGAATAAAATAGAGTTGCTTTACTTTAAGAATCGCTTTACCATCTTCATCCCATGTTGGAAAGTTTAAAGATACACAGGTCAAATCTCGTGTACGTGATAAATCTAAACCGATATAGCATGGTTCATTACTTAAATCACCAAGTTCTTGCGTGGTAACTAAACATGGCTCTACTTGATCCTGTTCAAAGAAATTATCTGCGCCATTCACAAATACATCCAAGTGTTTCGTTAGAAATTCAGCTTTGGAATGAGCTGACCGTTGCGCTGTTTTAAATGCTGATTCTAAAGCAGATAAATCGACTGATATTCCCCAGTTAGGATTGCACATTTCCCAGACTTTTCTATCCGTCCAATCATAATTTTTATTTGGCTCATAGATTAGAACAAAGTTTGAATCATTATCATCACGTTTCAACACTTCTTTTGCTTCGCGATATACACGCATTCCAACAGACGACGAACCTTTCCCAGCAGTTGAGATATTAAACATCAATGGCTGTGGTAAAGATATTTGAGCAGACTTAAAATTGTCATACTGTTCCATTTTCTCTTGCTTATGCAATTCATCATTCAACACAAAATATGGATTTGAACCCTCGATATTATCAATATTCTTGGTTTGAACAATAAATTTATTTGAGTAAGCCATATCTTCATGAATATAGTCATAAGTAATACTAGAAACAGTTCCCTTTGGTCCTTTAAATATTTTTGTTCCTTCAAGTAGAATTGGATTGTTTAAAATGGTAGCCGCAAAAGGCTTAGCAGCATATTGAGCTTGAGCAAAATCAGAGGCACACGCATAACAATCGACTGATAAAGCACCTTCACCGTACATTGCATAACCTAATGAACCTACGGCAATCAATGTTTTACCATTCTTTTTTGGGATTTGAACATAAGCCTCACGAGTAACGCGAACAGTTTGACCTTTTTCATTTTCTTTAACCCAACCATAAATCCAAGAATAAATAAATTTTTCCCAGGATTCTAACAGAAATGGTTTTCCTACCATTTCTCCTTTTGTGTGAACAATAAATGTTTCTACCCAATCCATCATTTCATTCGCCCGATCTACATCAAACCAAATGTCTTTTCTTTTTTTCCACCTATACCAACGATCTATTGCTAAACGAACGGTTTTAGGATACTTCTTAGGTTGCTTTCTTACTTCTTTTGCAAATAAATCAGCATAATTTACACCAGGTTCAATCATTTTTCAGCACCTGCCTTCTTACGCCATTTATTTCTGTGCGCTGCTAGTTCATCTACTGGTTTTACTTCCGGACGTGTAATTTCTTCATCTTTTCTTGCAGTCGATCCTCCAGTAATTTGTCTACCATTTTTTGCTTTGTTCGTTAATCCTAATAAATCCAGAGCTTTCATTTTCTTATCAGCCCAAGTTTCTACTTGTTGCGCTAACGGATGTTTTGATTGATTAGTAGCACCTGATTTATTCGTGAATTTTTGAGTTTCTGGAAAACCTTTTTCTTTCCACAATAAATATTTATGTTGGTATATTTCAAAAATATCCAGATATGATTCAATCAACGGATCAAGAGTGATAGTGTACAAATCAGACTTACGCATTATTTCTAAAATACGAGCTTTTTCAGCACTTACTTTTTCATCAATAATCGCTTTACGTTGCGCTTTAGTCGTCATTTTTGTATACACCCCCCTTTGTTTTTGAAAAATTTGACCTAACGATGCGCGTGACTCCCCGCTACCCTATCCCCCCACGACAAAAAAATTTAAAAATGGATAGGGGGGGCTTCAATTGAAATACGATGAGAAAACCTTTTTGTCTTCTGTTTCGTTTTCTTCTTCTACATGACATTTTGGACACAATAAACGAATATTATTTGGATCAAGACTAAGTAATTTATTTTTTTTGATAGGTATTACATGATGCCTGTGCGCTTGCTTCCCGAATACGAACCTTCCACATCTTTGACAGTGTCCGCCTTCTCTTTCGTAAACAAAATCTGCAACATCTTTCCATGCTTGTGTTCGATAGAATGGTTTGTTCTCATGATGATAAACAGACTTTGCTTGTTGTTTCTTCTTGCGTGATTTGCTTGATCGCTTGTGTTCGGCACAATAGATTCCCTTAGCTATCTTGTTCGTGCATCCGTCAAACTGACAGTATTTCATTCTGCTTCACGAATAAGATTCAAGATGTCTCCTTTTGCACGGATAGCACCTGGAATATCAATACCATGTTTCTTAGCATATGCACGTAATTCTTTTGCAGTCATGTTTTCCAGTTCATTCGTTTCTTCAACAGTCTGATCGTTAGTAACTTCGCCTTCATCAAAGTCAGCAGTAGTGTTTCCATCACTGTCTAGTTCTTCACCTGACAAATGAATTTCTTCATCCCCCTTGAACAAGACACCATCGCCAACAATCTCCTTGGCAACTACAGTCTTATCAGATTGTTCGCTTGTATCAAAGTTAGGTTCTTGCCCTTTCGGAACCACAACAGTCTTTTTCTTTTCTGAATCCCAATATTCTGTTCCTGTGATTGATGTTCTAATTTTAATCATTGTCATTCTGATTCTCTCCTTTCAAAACAAAAAAGACCACTCATTGAGTGGTCTTCATTTACCTTATTCGCCAACTTATGTTTAATTAACTAGTTATCGCTATCCAAAATACTTGGATATTCAAAATTAGTTTTCATTATCATTTCACAAAATTTAATAAGAGTTGTCGCATCGTCTTTAGATTTAATTACAGTTTCATGAGTAGCTTCATTTCCTGTAGTTCTTATCTTATCTACCCAACTTTTACTATTTCTCGAAATATAATGATTTTCATCTAGGTAGTTTACGTACTCTATAAATTTTTTACCTGTTTCTGCTCCCAATTCCACAGCTATATTCATTAATAGTTTTCTGCATAATAAAACAGCTCCGGTGTACGCACCAACAGAATATGAATTTCTTGCTTCGTCATACAAATTTGATAGCTCATCAGAAATTCCACTAACTGGGTTACCAAATTTATTACCTGGCATTTGTTCGTTACCAAAGAAAAAGCTAGGTAATTGGCAATGTGTACATATATAGATGCCATTTTTATCATGCTGATATAACATACCCATATCGCTTTTCAATAGAGGTAAACCGCTTATTGAAGATGTATGACGATTACAATATCCACAAACGAAATCCCGTTCATTTAAGGTGGTTCCTTTCCACTGTAAGTATTGAAAATCAGATATTTTATTCATACTATACCCTCCTAATATGTTTTTATATGATTATTATAACCATAAATATTCCATAGTTAATAATAAAAAATAGGTTTAGTATTTAAATAGTGTAAAAACACATTGATTTTAAAAGTTATTGTTCAATAAAAGCAATGATAAAGAAAGTAAATTATCAATTATTTATACGGTATGGATATACCGACTCTTTCTTATTTTTAATCTAAAATATAGACAGCAACATATGAACTATTGTTTGTAGGAGCTGACCCCCACTTCCTTTAGTTTTATTTGTTGCTGTCTATCAAAGCTTAATTACAATGATGAGGGAGATTTCCTCCCTTCGTTTATTTTGTAGAAGTCCTTTTCTTAATCTTTCGACACTATCATAATAAATCATTTGCTAGGTAGTTGATTGGTATAAAAAAGGTATAAAAAGGAAAGCATTTGGGTAGTAAATAGGTATAAAAAGTGTAAAAACTGGCTACTTAAAAGCAACCAGTTCTAAGGAGGAAGAAAATTGAATGATGATTTTGTTTGATTCTGCTTTTACAGATTCCTCGCTCGTATTATTTCTTTGAGCAGTTACATAAATCGACATACCGTTGATATAGCGATCATAGAATATCTTTTTCCGTCTTTCTGTTACATCAGGTTTATGCGGATGTTGAATCGCAGAATAACCACGAATGAACAATTTATGCAAATACTCAAATTCCTCTTGTGTTTCCTCTTTCTCAATCATCATTCGTTCTGCTTCAAATGTATTATTTGCTGTAGAAGGCGGAACCAAGGAGTAAGATGCTGTTACCTTAGGTTCACGAGGTTGACCTACCCTACATCTAGCTGACAGATATGCGGATAGGAATACAGCGACATTGTGTTTCGTGCGTTCCATATCCACATCTTTTGCTTCTGGTGTCTCATACTTCTTTACATCGAAAAGTACCATCCATTGATTCCTCCAATTATGATATAATAATTGTGTCAGAATTATTAAGCATAGTCGGAGGAATCCGGCTTTTTTTTACTTGTATTTGTCTAATTCACCAAAGAATGAAAACTCTGTTTTTTGTAACATGTTTTTCATTAATTGGTTTTCTTGTTTCAGATGTTTTAGTTCTGCTTGTTGGCTTACAGTACTTACTAGCAGAATTAAGATGATTCCTGCTGAAATAATATTAATGATCATTATTCTCTTCCTTTACATTGTTAATATTTGATAATGTCGTTCCTATTTTGCAAAATGCTTCTCCAATACTTCGGACGATTTCCCCTGCTATTTCCATCACTGCTTTAACAAAAACATCTACTAACTCAATTGCTTGTTCTGCAGAAATACCATATTCTTTTTCAAATTTTGCTTTTGTTGCATTCAATTCTTGTTTCTTGAGTTTTGCTACTCTGCGGTGTCTGTTATTCATTCTGAGTCCTCCATTCTGAATAATTCACCTTCCCTTTTAAATAATCGCCCTGCGGCAGAATATTCATTCGGATTTCCAAAAACATCAACAATAACAAATGTGTTCTCGATATAATCAATAGCATCGATTTCAAACCATCTCGGATAACCGACAGAATCATCGTACGTATATACTTCAATTTTCGGTATCATTTTCCGACCTCTCTTTCCTCATGCCAATTGTCTGCAACCAACACTCTTGCTTTCGACTCAGTAGCAACAGGTAGCTTTTGATTGTATTGATCACAAAACTTATTTGCTGCCGATTTTGATTTATATAGCTTTCCATTTCCAACTGGAAACATGTATTGTCCACTAGTTATTGCTACAATGTAGACTTTCATTCGCTATCCTCCATGTATTCGTCTAATATTTCTTTATATTTCTCTACAAATTTGAAACGATCTTGATGAAGTTTCTGACTCCAACCTGTTTGTTTATCGAGCTCACGCATCTGCTCAAAGCTCTTTTGAATCTCTTTGTAATAAAATTCGATGTTTGCAGCAGCTTTCCAATGCCGAGCAGTCCGAACTCCCGATCCTGTTTCAGCCATTTCCAATTTAACTATTTCAGCTCGTTTTTTTGCTTTTTTATCTTTCTGAATCTTCATCATGATTTTTTTGAGAATGGTGTCACTGTATTGATTAATAAGATCCATTATTCGTTGTCTTTCTTTCGAATTAATAACATTGGTTCTGGCATAATCTGATCATCTTTCAAAAATTCATTTGGATAATGCTTTCGTAACTTTTTATTATTGGTAAATGTTTTCAGCAACCACTGACTCGTTTCACTTTTGTTCTTGCCAACAAAATATATTTTTCCAGTTTGTATTCCTGCAAGTTGAATCATCATCTTCACCTCAAATCAAATTTTTTTCTGCTAGATGGAGCAAAAGTAATCCGACATCAAGAATCTTTTGATCCATTATTTCAGCTACTTTGCTTGGCTTAACTCCTTGAGAAAAGAGCAAGCGTGCTTGCTCTATCTCTTCGTGAGTCCAAATAAATTTGGCTTCCTCAAAGATAATTACTAGATCAGTTGCTCTCATTGTTCCTCTGGAAAAATGATGTCTTCCTTATGTTTAGACCAGGTATCTGCATATGGAGCAAAGTATTGTCTAGCTAATTCGATTTGATCAATTAAAGCTGTTTCTGATAATTCATGATCTGCGGCAATTTCATTCATGCTGTCGCCTTCATCTAAGCGGATAAGAACGTCTCGAACATTTACAGTTACGTTTTCTGGCAGTTGCAATGTTGTTGCTGTTTTAATAAAATCATCAACGGTTTCTTTTGATACAAGGAATTCAATATTCTCAACTTCTTCCACTCCATCTCCAATATCCAAAGAAGTTTGCTCTTCTTTTAGCATTTCAATTGTGCCATCTGAATTCACAACATATTCAATATTTGGTTTCTTCGTTTGTTTGTTTATCGGCAACGTATAACCGATTGTTTCTTCACTTATAATTACTGTCACAACTTTATTAGAAAATTTTCTTAACTCATCTAATTTTCCATCTAAGCTATTATTTTTAACTTCAAGGGTAATTTTCGTTAATTCCTCATTTGCGATATTAATTGATTTGACTTTTGGTCTAAAATTAACTTGTTTTGTCATTTATTTTCCCTCCGCTAATTTCTTTTTTCTTCGTTCTGCTTGTCTCTTTCGCTGCTGTCTTGCCGATTCAAAGCAGTCCATTTCAATGAACTTATTGATTTTTGAATCGAACTTAGCAAATGTCACTGGAAAGCCGTATCGATGAGCAAACATCTTCATTTTCAGCATAGAGATTGCATCTTGATAACCTTTGACATCAATCACTTTTTTCACTTGGCCATTCTCATAGATTACAAAATCTGCTCGGTAATAAATCGGCGCAATCTTACGATCGTTACATAAATATCCTTCTTGCAATAAAACATTCTCTTGCATTGCGCAATAGGTTTCAGATAAAGGTATAAAGCTCATGCCATTTCGTTTTAGCTTCATGTAGTATCTAGCCTCTGCCTTTGAATCAAACATAATGCCGTCTACTTCATGTTTTTTATTTCCGTATTTGCTTTTTGTCACCATCTGCATACTTCCTTTTTAATTCTTTTAATCGCTCATCATGCTTTCGCCCATTTCTATTGCATACTGGGCAAGGTTCGCAAGTTGACCAGCCAAGCGACGTCTTATACCAAATGACAGTTTCATCATTACATCTTAAACAAGTCATTTTGCACCTCTCATCCATGCTTGATTACCCTTTGGAGTGCATTTCTCTTTCTTTGCTGGCTTAGTTTTAATTTTTGCAAATCGTCGGTCAGGCTTAAACGTTTTGAATATTTCACCACCGCACGTATTTGCAACTAATTCAGCTGCTTCATAGCTCTCATAATGATGTGCTTGTTCAGATGAAATAACACCTTTTCCGTTTTTGTCTAAATAACACATTTTCTTAATTACAAAGGTCAAACTGGATTCCTCCTTTTATCTGTCGTTGTTTTGAATACGGCAATGTTCCCTTTTGTTCCATTCATGACACGAGAGAACACTCGCTCGCCGTACGCATGTTTTAATTGCTTTGATGATAAATTAGTCGTGAATATCGTAGCTTTGTTTAAACGGGCTTCTGTGAGCGATGTGAGAACATCAACATCATATGGTGTTGCTTGATTGTTTTCTTCCATTCGACCTAGCTCCGCACCTAAATCATCAATCACCACAAAATCTGTCTTTTTTATTTCAGCCATCAACGAACCTGTTACAGCTTTTCTTGCTTCTGGATCATTCATTGCGAACTTCAATTGCTCTAATAATTCTCGATAGCTTATAAATGAACAGGCAATTTTATAATTAGATGCCCTCATCACTTCTTTGATCACTGCAGCACCTAGATGAGTTTTTCCGGCTCCTGTTCTACCAGTAATAACCGCGTGAATCGTGCTACCATCTACAATTTTTTTTGCCCATTCTTGAGCCATCGCTTTTATTTGAGCTGTTTCCTGATCAACTACTTTGTATCCATCAAAATTGAAGGTCCATATGGCATCGTCCGTAATCATTGAACTGTTAATCATTCGATTGATGGCATCCCTTTTCATTGCTTCATTTGCTTTTTTGATAGCTTCTTTTTGATTTTTAGTTACCATTTCTCGATATCCGCAACTCTTATTGATACATGTAGGACCACATCGATCCGTACCATCTTTGTTTTTTGATTTCCACATGTACAATGGATCCCCGCATTTTGGGCAAGGATGATCAACAATCCTCAAACCGCCATAAGGTGCAGCCATTGTACTTAGTTTTTTATCCATTACCAATCCTCACCTGTTTCTGGTAACTCATCATTAGAAATATTTTGTTGCTTTCTTTTATTTTTTTGGATAGCCATCTTATCGAAATGCTTTCTTAAGCTAGTCGGTGATAAAATCACGCCAGACCAGAAATCATTACTAGTGGCCCACACAATCATGTCTTGAACTTCTCTACCAGTTCGTTTGTCAGATTCAATTGTTAAACGAATCGTATTCGCCCATTTATCCAAATCAGGTTCTTTGATGTTTTGATTTTTTCGAATTAGTTTTAATAAAAGAATGGCCAATTTTTTATTTGGATCGTCATCTGCGTACACGCGTTTTTTGCGTGTTGCGACATAATTATTATTCTTTTCATTCTTCTCATTCTTTTCATTCTTGTTTATGTTCAGTTCGTTGTCCTTTTGATGTTCAGCTCGTTGTTCAGTCTGTTGTTTTTTTTCTTCTGAAAATCCTTGATAAATGGCGTAGTTATTGACTTTATACGTTGTTCCGTTTTTCCTGCTTTTTTCAATGCTTATCATGTCATCTTCAACAAGTAGACTTAAAAATTTTCTGACAGTATTTCTACTTACTCCCCAACGTTCAGCCAATTTTTGTTCTGAAGTAATTCTTTCCCCAACATCAACTTTTTTAAATGAACCATTAAAAAGAATTTTCTTTTCTTTGTGGTTGGCCATTAGAATTAAATCAAGCCACCACTTTAGATATTGCGGATTATCCCATATCCAATTTTCAGTTATAGAACGGTGAAGCTTGACCCATCCTTCAGCCATATAATCACCACCGTTCTATAAATCGTCCATGCTAGTGAATCCAGTTATTGGAAGATTACCCCTACAGTACTCGCATAAACCGCAATGGTTCGGCTTCTCTTCACCATTCTTCACTCTGACAATTCGCTCAATTTTTTCTTTTAATAAGACAAGTTCGTAATTCATTTTGTCTTGTTCAATGGTTATAAGTCTTGCTTCACTTGGTGTTTGTTTAGAAACTGCTGCAATAATTGGTGTGCACGTCTTTCCGTATTGTTGTAAAAGTAACTCCTGATATATAGCCATTTGAAGTACATATCCAAAATTGACTAGGAATGTTTCTCTTGATCCATAATTTTCATTCCATTTACGTTCGTGCATGTCTTTCGTTGTTTTGATATCGACAAAGTATTCTTCTTCTAAATTCAAGCAGTCAATTTTGCCTTTCCACTGAGTTCCAAATAATTCACCAGTTACAATCGTTTCTTTCTCACCTTGATAAATGTTCATGAAAGCTTCTTCTTGTTTTAATCGATCAATCATCTGTTCAGCAATCTGGAAATCTTTCAATAATCCATATGGTTTCCGACTAGAAAACATTTTGGATTTTTTTTCTTCTTTGAACGCTTCGTGTATCTCTTTCGATTCAAAATACGAATGTACATAATTCCCGACTAAAAGAGCTTTAGGATCAGATATCGGTTGCCAATCCCCTTTGAGTTTGGCCAATGCTGCGGCTTCACATTTTAAAAAGGATTTATACTGCGATGTTGACATATACTGCCAGTCAGCTTCATTGGAGTAATAATTCTCATCAGAAAGGGTACTCGTCGTCTTCAAAATCTGAGACATCATCTACACCTTCCTCACGTCCGAAATCTGGAATATCTAATAATTCTTCTTGAATCGGTTCGTTCAATGTTTCTTTTTCAATCGGATGAACTTGTTCAACTTCTGGATGTCCTGGCATATCCGCAATACGAGTATTTTTCTCTTGAATATCATTAGGGATCACAATCTCTTCTGCTTCTTTTTGAATTGGTGCAACAGGTTTATTTGAAAAAAGTTTTTCTTCAAGTGTGGCCACTTTTTCTGTTTGAGGTGTAACATCTTTTCGATTATAATCATAGTCATTTTCGGTCGTTCGGTTGAACGCATCTGAAAAAAGTTCAGCATCATCACTAGTATTGATAAATGGTTTTGCAGCACGATTAATCACTGTGCGCTTGGCCATTTCTTCTGGAAAATCATTTTGAACACTTTTCGTCTTAGCTTTTGACCATGATTTTTCAATTTGTTTTTTTGTCATAATCGTATAAACTTTGCTGCCGTCAGACTTAGTAATTGTTGCAAATGCTCCGATAATTTCTTTATCCATGTTTTCAAAACTAGGAACAAACTTTGTGACTACTGTCTCGTTATCAATCGAACCAATCTCAAAGACATCATCTTTTCGAATTACTTCTGCCTTAACATCATTAATTTCATCAAGTCGTTTTAATGCTGCCTGAGTACCAAAGTACGATCTCGACATTTGAAGTTTTGGACCATAAGCGATGAAATAGCATTGATTTTTTCCAGGATTCAACCCTTGCTGAATCATGTCTAATAACGCATTAGCTATACTAGCTTTACCAACTGGCGTATTACCATATTTTTCCATGTATAACCCACCACCTTCTCGTTGGCTTAGAGCTACCTCATTGATTTTGAAAAATGCTTGTTTTAATGCGTTCGCTGCATTGTAATTGTTCGGTAACTTAACACCTTGACTTTCCAATTCAGTTATTTTTCCTAAAACAACATCAGTAATATCTTTTTGTAAAGTAGCCATTTCATTTGACATATTAAACTCCTCCTAGTTCAATCTTTGGAAAATATTGTTGTACATATTCCAAAATATCCTCTTCTTGTACGTACCCATCTTCGGTTAAGTAGCAAGAGTCACCTTCATAAATAGGATTGTCTTGCCAGTCAACTCCGATAGGACTACTTTCTTTTGGTGGTTCTTGCATAGCTCCTAAAGAATCAAAGTCTTTCATCATGGCCTCCTAAAATTCCCAAAATAATTTGATGGTGTCCTCATCTTGCTTGATGTTTGAAATGCCTTCGCTTTCCAGTGCCACTAGAAATGATGGTGTAAGTCCTTTTGAACGAACAGTGCAACTCGTTTGTCCATAGCTTGCTGTGGTTAGAATTTTTTCTTGGATGTCTTGTTGCGCTTTATTCATCATTACTTCGAATATTTCATCGCCTAATCCCTTTACTGAAATCATTTATTTCCTCCTGTGGTATAATGGTTTAAAAGATTTTTCTTTTGGACACGATTATGCTTGCCGGCGGTCGTGTCTTTTTTTGTTTCTATACTCGGCTTCATCAAGACCTATGAAGATCCAAACCATGTAAACAATCGTACCGATTAATGCTTGTCTGCTTCCCCAAATTCCTAAAGCATAAATGATTAGCGGTGCGCTGAATACTAATGCTCGATTAAACTTTCCCATGCTGTTCTCCTTTTAAATTTTGTGTTTAGCCATCAGTTCATCGATGTCTTTTTTGTCATACCTTAAAAAGCCATCTATACGAATTTCTTTTAAACCGTGAGCGACTAACTTCTCAAAGCCTTGATCATTTACACCTCCCACATATTTTCTAGCTTCGATTTTTTTCAAGTATCGTGTTTCTGACAAATTCTTTTTTGAAAGTTGACTAAGTGCATCCTTCACAACTTCAACAATTGCGATTCTCAAACGAGTCAGAAACTCTTCGCTTAGAATATTCATGACTAGCCTCCTATCTGATTTTATTTTTCTTTCCATACTCCATACTTAATAGAGAAGTCCTTGACTACAGATAGATAAATTTCTTTTAGCCTTTTATCACTTTCGATTACATCTAACTTATTTGTCTTATCTCGCTTGGATTTTGAAACACCTTCGCCAGCCATACGGTTACGTAAATTGGTTAATCTAGTTTTGAGAGAGGAACCAGCTCTACGATCAACTTCTTCATATATCGCTGTTTGAATTTCTTGGTAAGCTCCGTATCCTCCTTGCGTTTGTGCCATTTTATTTACAAGGTTCCGGCAATCTCTACGCCAATCAGTAGTATTCAACGCCACAATTTCAGTGATATTGTCCATTTGTGTTGCTAAACGTTTTGTCTCTAATTCTTGTTTAGCTACTGCATTAAATATTCCTTGGAACATTTGGAGTTCTGGACTTAGTTTTGAAGTATCAAGCAACTGTTGTTTATATTCTTTTTCTACTTGAATAAAATATTGACGCGCTTGTTTTCCTTTTTCTGTTCGTTGAATCATTGAAATTTCTTTTGCCATGTCCAATTTCATTGCATGGTCAGTAATATTCTGAATTCCTCCAGGGGTCGGACATTTTTGGGTCACCCTTATGAAATCTATATTTTCAACAAAACCATATTCTGCCATACGACCAAACCATTTTTTATATTCTGTAGCCACCTCCAAAAACTCATGCAATTCTCTGCCGTTAACTAACTGCTCATTCTCCTTATTTGTTGTTACTTTGATTAGTTCTTTCATTCGTTTTTCTCCTATCTGATTTTTATTTGCTATAATTCTCATTAGAAAGCGAGGTGTTTTGATGTTTAGCGAAGAAAAAATTTCTAAAGTTTTTGAGCATTATGGAATAGATACTACTAACCAAGATATGGAAAAATTAGTGCTTGCATTAGCTGATTTATTCCAAGAGCTTGAAGAACAATTAAAAAATTGATGTTTTATGTGAAGCTTCAAATCCAATGTGGGGCTTCACTATTTTTACTTCACTATGTTCGATCAAAAACTTAACTTTGCTGAAAATATATCTGTAGGTTTCGTTGAATGCCGGTTCTCCAACATACTTAGTTAACTTCTCTTTGACTCTTTCCCTTAAATTGTTGACAGAAATGTTCTCTTCAATGCATTCTGAATAAATCTGTTTAGCTACTTCGTCAGATAATTCGTTTATCTTTGAAACTTGGTCGATAATACTCATATTTTTTTAACTCCTCTCTTTACAGTTCATACATAGTAATGATCGAATCGATAATTCTATTAGCTTCTGCAGAAGTCTTTTTACCGCTTAAGATTAAAGATAAGTAACTTTTACTAATTCCAAATCTTTCAGCAAGCATGGTATAAGTTAAGAACTTCGAACTTTCGACATATTCTTTGATTTTTTCTCTATCTCGTTGAGTGATTTCTGCAATATCAGTCATACTAAAACTCCTTTCTAACCAATTTCCTCTAAATCCATTTGAGGGTAATAGCCTTCTGCGATTAATAAGTTGTAAATAAACACTCACCCTTTCTGTGTCCATTTGGTATTCATTACCACTTTAGTGCCGCCATCGGCTTTCGGAATCTCACTTGTGTGCGATTTTGTGTATCGTTGGTTCATATGTTTTCGGTAAAGTATCCATTGTCCGCTAACTTTATGTTGAACACCTAACTCGTTAAGCAATTTATTTAGAGCAATTGCCGACATTCCGTAATCAGCTGCAATTTGAGAAGTCGCTACCGTATCTGTCGATGAAAGAATCGTATCTAAGTAGCTAATTTTTGGTTCATACTCGGCAATTTGTTGTTCGATTAATTGGTTCTTTTCTTCTAAATCTGCTGCTAAACGCAAAGCTTGTGCGAAGTTTTGTGGTACATTTGTAAAGCTCCCAGTTTTTCTGATTGTTGGAAGAACTTCACTCGTTACCCAACGTTTGAACTTTTTGGCTTTTGGGAGCTTGGATTTGAGTATCAAACTGTACAAACCAGATTCGTTGATGATTATCATCTCTCTTGATTGACCTGTGGTCGTGATTCGTGACCCCGTCTTATCTTCTAAATCTACATGCCGTGACAAAGCATCTTTAGTGTTCGAATAACCCAAAACACTCGCCACGTCTTTACCCACAAAATATGGTTCATCATTTACTAAAATTGTCCGAACCTCGTTTTGTTCGAAATTGAAAATTTGTGGTGTGTTCATATTTTCATTCCTTTCTTTGGTATAATTTTCTTATCGGTAAGTGGTCTACTGAAATAGCTGATAAGGTGGTGAATGATATGAATAGCGTTATAATTAATTTCAAGGTAAAAAAAGAACAAGTATTTTATGAAATTGATCAAATTATTTTAGATGGTAAAACGTTTGATCCTAAAACTATTACTGCCTCTGATATAAAAAATGCAAAATCATTAAACCTAAAAGGTGATGGCCAAAATGTTGCAATTCAAACAGAAGATATTTTGTCCTTTCAATTTTTAGCTGATTAAAATTTGGCAAGCATTCGTGCTAGTAATAATTGGACCAATGCTTGAGTCTTTTCTAAATCAGCAGGTACTCTATCGCTAAAATAAGATAGGTGATTATCGATTAATTCATCGATTTTTTGAACTTGCGATTGCCCCTTGTTATTCACAGTAACTTGGGGCTTGTTTTTGATTTCATCCATTCTCATTCACTTCCCTTCTCTCTTTTATTCGTAAACAAATTTAACAACTATTTTATAAATTTAATTGACATATTTTAACATAAGGTGTTAAAATCAATTCATACCTAAACAAGACATAAAAATATTGATTTTAAAGCTTTCTTGGCGGTTAGCATTTATTTATCAATAATATTTTTATTGTCTTTTAAGTTGTTAAACTTGTTTACGAGAATTATATTAACATTAAATGTTAAATTTTGCAAATGATTTTAACAAAAAATGTTAAGTATTTTCCTCGAACGAAAGGAAATGTTGATATGATAACGTTTGAGAGAATTAAAGAATTAGCAAAACAGCAGGGAAAATCTTTAAATAAGATTGAGGAAGAACTTGGGTATGGAAAAAATGTTTTATACAGGTTAAAAGATTCTAAACCTTCTGCTGAACGGTTAGAGGAATTAGCTAATTATTTCGATGTATCTGTCGACTATCTATTAGGACGCACAGAGAAAAAAAGATATTACGATTTAACGGAAAAAGACGAACGTGATATTCAAAAAGAATTACAGTCCTTAATCGACGATTTATCTAATGCTGATGGAATGGCTTTTTCGAAGAAGGATGGTGAAATGAGCGAATCTACACGTGAAGCTCTCATTATTTCTTTAGAGAATGCATTGCGGATATCTAAGATAGAAGCTAAGAAAAAATATACACCTAAAAAATATCGCGATTAAAAGGGGTGCGATGTTTATGTATTTACCTCAAATTGATAAAAAAATTAATAAACTGGTAAAACTATATCAAACACGCAATCCTTTTAGAATTGCACGAGAATTGAAGATACTAGTTTTAGAAGAAGATTTGGGAGAAATTTATGGTTACTATAGTAAATTAAAACAAATAAAAATGATTCACATAAATTCTAATTTAGATGAAATGGGAAAATGGATAACTTGTAGTCATGAATTAGGACACTGTGTTTTACATCCAAACGAAAACACACCTATGTTGTCTAAAAAAACGCTAGTATCCGAATTAAAAATTGAAAAAGAGGCAAACTATTTCGCAACTCATCTAACTATTGATCCAACTTTAGACGGCTTTGATCATATGACAAAATATGAAAAGCTCGTCTGCTTTGGATTACCAGATGAATTCGATCGTTACTTGTGAATTATAATACAACGTAAGGAGAATTTTATATGAAAATAGGACCACGAAAACCGAGTATAAAAAAATCTATCAGCGCTAGAACTACTGGGAAAGCAAAAAGAGCTGTGAAAAAAGCAGTAATTCCTGGTTACGGTAAAAAAGGATCGGGATGGATTAAGGACCCAAAAAAAGCTGCATATAATAAAGTTTATAAAAAGACTACGTTTAGCTTTTGGGATTTATTTAAATAAAAAAAACACACTTGCCGCCCGACCAAGAACGCAAATGTGCAAAGAGCTACGGTAAAGTAGGTCTATTTGTTGTACCCTATTTTACCATCTCGAAATCCGCTGTACAACCGAACAAACGTACGAAAGGACAGATAAAGATGGCTAAACGAGAAATTGATAAACGTATTAAAAGCTATTTGACAAAAAAGAATGAAACAAAATACATGTTCTACATTTACGCTGGTGTAGATCCAATGACTGGCAAAAAAAGAAAAGTGAAAAAAATGGGATTCAAAACTGCTCTTGAAGCAGATCGAGCTTTAAGAAGAATTGAAACTCAAGTAAAAAATGAAGGTGCTGACTCAGTAAAAGTAAAACAAAGTAAAAAATTCTTAGAAATATATAATTTATGGTTCGAAAATTATAAAAAAACTGTAAAAGAAAGTACTTGGGCGTCTACCGAAGAAATTTTTAGGCTCCATATTCTACCCGTCTTTGGAGAAAACTTTATAAACAAAATAGACGTATTTTTTTGCCAAAAAGCTGTGAATGAATGGTCTGAACAATATCCAAAAACATTCAAAAAATATAAAAACTATACTTCCAATGTTTTTGACTATGCTGTTTCAATCCAGGAAACAGAAAGCAATCCTATGAAAATTGTCACAGTGCCAAAAGGTGAAATCCTAAGCATAGAAAAAAAGGATATTGAATTCTACACTAAATATGAGTTACTAGAATTTTTGAGAGCAGCTAAGCAAGAAAAAGACACTATTTACATTTTTTTCTATTTGTTAGCTTATACTGGCTTACGTAAAGGCGAGGCATTCGCTTTGACATGGTCAGATATTAATTTTAATACAAATACCCTAACCGTCAATAAAACTATCACAAGGGGCAAAAATGGGCGTTTAATTGTAAATGAGCCAAAAACGAAAAATGGAGTTAGAACTATATATTTAGATCATGAGTTATCAAACGCTCTAAAAAAATATAAAAAAAGCAGTAATAAACTTACTCATATTTTCGATAGTACAAATTTAGTTTTTTCCAATAATGGAGAATTGTATAATCCAACAATTACACGTTTTTGGTTGAAACAAATTTATAAGAAAAACGAAAAGCTGAAACGAATATCCGCTCATGGATTTCGACATACACATGCAAGTTTACTTTTTGAATCTGGGGCTTCACTAAAAGATGCTCAAGCAATATTAGGACATGCAGACATACAAACAACAGCGAATATCTATACGCACGTTACAGAAAACAAAAATAAGACCACTATTTCTAACTTTTCAAATTATATGAAAGGATGA